CAACCCTTTGCACTTCTTACGCCACGCGCCACCGTCTGAGTCGGTATTTTTGGTGTCGTATAAAAATACTGCACTAACATCGGTGCTGCTGGTGACGGAAGCAACCCTGTCCGCAAGTTCCAGATTGCCCTCCACATCCAACACTAAATCGTTGGCAGAGTTTTCGCGTATCTTGATGGAACTTGAACCAGTAGACGCTGCCCACTCCATCACATCGGAGGACGCACCATCAGATTTGATGACAGGTTCGTTTTCCGTGGTCGTGCCAGTGACCGTTATGCTTCTTGGCGCACTAATTCTTACCTGACTCATAGTCTTGTCTTAACCAAATTCGCAGTGACCAACCTTGCCGACTGTATCGGTGTAAGCCGCCGAAACTGTCACAATCCCGGTGTAGCCGTCTATACTAACGGTTCCACCATTCCCATCATAGTTGGCCCCTCCTCCCGGAAGGATGTAATGGTAAGAGGTTGAACTCGCTGATGACCCCAGCTTCACATATAGTTTAACTGTCCCGAAATTGGTTACAGTCAAACTCGAGCGGTAATCATTCGCCGCCATTAGCTGGACGGCATCAGTATCGCCCAATGAGCTTGGGTTGTCTGTTGTCCCCGCTGTGACGAGGGCCTTGCCACCGCCTGATGCTATTTGAACTTTCATAAATTAATAAGTTGATACAATTGTTTTTCTAATTTGCCCTTGCTCCCGGAGAACACTGTCGATCTCTAGGCTTAAAATTTCCTCCGCCTTCACATCCTCGACATCATCCTTGGTGCCGTTGCTCTTTAGGTAGTCTGAATATATTCCCTGGATGAGGTAGCCGGTAAACCGACTTGGCACCTCCACCTTTGTCCAGGGGGATGTGGGGGGTTCCTCTGTTGTGGAACTTCCACCGCTTGGGTTGGAATAAAAATTGTTGGAGTTGTATACCTGTGCACCGGCTTCATAGGTGCCGGCTGACCAAACATCGCCGGTCAAGTCTGTCCTGGTTGTCCTATACTCCACATAGACGCTGGACTGTCCTCCTCTAGTGATCAGTTGCCTGGCGGATCCGGTATCGTATAGCCTGAACGAAACAGGGACCGCCTCTGTTGTGGTGAGGGGATCCTTTAGGTAGACCTCTATGACCTCCCCCACACCGTCCCCCAACACAAACACATCGTCTGTGCCGGTAATGTTTGCCACCCTGACCAGGTCAGGCCAGGGAACGGCTATCCAGGCTATTGCCAGGCGCCGGTTGGCCAGGTCACGCACCTGTTTAAAAAAGTGTCCAGGTAGGTTGTCTCGGTCCAGGCCGGCCAGTTGGGCCACCCCGTTCAAGGCTGTTCCAAAGTCGAGACTAAGCATACACCTTGCGATACTTTGGAGTGGCGCTCGAGTAGCCTACCTGGAGTTTTGTGGCACCCCCCTTTGTCCTAGCCTGTGGATTATCCCTTAAATAACCATCCACAAAGCTCTTATCAGACCAGCAACTGTATCCCAGCCTCTGGCCCCAATAATGATAGGACTCGGGGGTGACCTGGGCTTTCAATTGGCCCAGGCCATCCACCCCCCGGTGATCCTTGCTGTTCAAAACCCCGAGTTGTTTTTGCTCAACTCGAGCCTGAACCTTTTTCTGCTCCCAACCAGTCTTAAACTCCCTGATTACACCATCAAGGGTAGCTTCATCCAGGTCGGACAGGTCAACTAGCATTATCCGCCGTAGACCTTGCCGAAACCCTTCGGGTTGCGAACCACCAAACTGGCGACTGCTTCCACAATGCGACCCTCACCAGATCCCGAATCGGGAATGGTCTTGACGCGAGGCAGCATACCATAGCGGATCTCGGTCATCTCCATCGGGATGACATAACCGGTGTAAACATCCGGGGTGAACGAATCGACAAACAGAGTTAAGGTGCCGAAATCACCCTCGAACACCTGGATGGTATTCTTGAGGGTGGTGTTGCCCAACTCCTGGTTGAATGTGCGAACCCCGGTTGCAGCCACAGAGTCACCAGATGCGTCCGCAGTGGTTTCTGTTGCTGTCCCGGTAAGTCCGGTCACGAACCTCTTGACCTTCGTGCCACAAACGAGGTTGTAGCCGCGAACACTACCGGTCTCGCCATAAACCGACTCCAACACATCCTGGAGGTTGCCCTCTGTCAATGTTGAGTTGTTAGAACCGTCCGTAATGTCCTTAATCGACCCAGCCGGTGTGGTGTAAGTAGTGGGGTAAACAGATGAACCAACGGTCGAGTCGGATCCAAGCGTTTGAACCCAAGAACCCATCCCTCGAGTTTTGTAAGGGACTGATGCGGAGCCAACCGCTGGAGCGTTGTTGGAGAGGAGCGTCTTCTCCATATCGCGTTTTAGTTCAACGGTTTTTCGAGCCACCGCACTTGCCAATAAATCACGCTCCCCCGCTGGGGTGGTGACCTCTGCGGCTAACGGTGAAACCTTGGTCGCTCGGCGGAAGTACTGGCCGTAATTGGACAATTCATCACTTTGCCGGCGATGGTTCATAACTAACGGATCATAGTTGGCGCCGTGAGAGAGCGAATCATATGTGCCCGTGGTGCCACCATCATAACCAAGAACCAGGTTCTCGGTTGCGTTAGTGGATGCCGTGGTGGCAATATCTTTGCCGTCTACGAATCCTTCGGTGGTCGCCCCCTCATATTGGTCGACTTGCCACCTATGGAACATATTGCCCAGGTCTTTCCCCTTGGGCGCCATACTGGTGAAAGGGCAATCTTTGCTGTCTATTAATGCGATATAATCTGCGAGGTCCTCTCGCTTGCTAGGTCCAGTCGCGGCTGTGCTGCCATCGCCCTGGAAGCTATGTTCAAAAAGCTGTGCCATTCTAAATAATCTCCTTTAATGCTTCGGTTAGTGAGTTCCGATCTCCTCTCTTTAGAAATACCTCCCTGGCAGTCGGCGCTTTGGACTTTTTAGGTGCCGCAGCGGGAGAAGAAGGTTGTGCTGGTGCCCTCCTGGCTTGTTTTGACTTTCCCTTGGAGTCCATTAACTCCTGGAATGCCATCAACCCAAGTTGGTACATCGTCACATCCATCTTCCAGGTTGGGGAATGTTTTATGTCTGGCCTGTTTCGGATTATCTCTTGTGCCTGTTGGTACATTGGCGATGTACGGTCCTTCCAATATGGAAATGCGTCATCCACCATCACCGAGTTTTGTGACTCCACCTGGATCGACTCCCGCCTGGTTTTCATCTCTCGAATCGCCTTGCGAGTGTTGACCTTGATTCGAGCCACATCCTCAGTGGAATAATCCTTGTCGCCTTCAATGACCCCGAGTGGATTCATCTCCGCCCAGTCATTGATCTCCTCCGCTTCCTGGATCTTGCGGTCAACCGCCTGGACCGTTGTAAGATCCTGGTACTTGCCGTTAGACCTGGGAGACGGTGGAGGGGTAGCTTTTGCATCCTCTAGTTGGCCCCTAAGCTCTGCCACCTCGCCCTCAAGTCCGGTTACCCGGTCTTCGGCCTGGCGGCGGATTGCAGTCAACTTGGAGATGCGCTTTAACAGCCCATCCGACTTATCCCCGTCCTCCGATACCTGTTCAGTATCGCTATGAGAAAGATCGTTCTCTGATTCCCCGGCACCATCTCCATCACTCGATGGCTGGTTCTCCGGTTCTTCCTCCCGTTCAGCTTCTTCGGGTTGCGTAGGCTCGGGTTCTTTCGCCTCTTGCTCGGCTTCACCGTCTCCAGCAAAAATCCGGGCAAGTCCCGCTTGGTCTATAAGACCCCCTAAGTTATTCAGACCGTCACCTTCTTTTTGCGAGTCGGTCAGCGCCTCGCTTTGCTCTTCAGCCATAATGTCCAGGCAGTTAGTGGTTGCCAGAAACCGGTCAGTGTCCTTGTAGGGAGGGGCACAGAAAAACCCGTTGCCCCAATAACGAAGCAACGGGTCCCGACAACAACAGAGAGTTGTTAGGTTATATTCTCAAACGGTCTCTACTATAGCGTTTTGATTGCGTCTTCTTTTGCGTCCTCCAGGAGTTTTTTGGTGGACAGTACAGCGTCCAGGCGCCCAGCCGAGTGGGATCGCTCGTCCGGTGTTAGGCCGGCGCCACAAACGTAACCTATCTCCGCTTCCGCCGCCTGGTCCAGTATGGACATTATAGCCTTCCATTGATCATCGGCGTTTTGGCTCAATAGATATTGCCGTATTTGCCCGGGTGTCATTGTACCTGTTTAACTCCTATACGCCCGATTTGAGCGTTTTGTTGTTGCTGCAAGGACATCTCCAGGTTCTGCTGGTAGTTCTGGAACAGTGCGGCCACTTGCTCATCCTCCCCGGCGGCTTGTTGGGCTTTCGGGTTGCGTTGGACAATCTCCTGAAAATACTGCAAGCGAGTTTGGGCAGAGGGATCATTCTCCCGGTAGGTAGCCTCGTTACCCAGCATCATACCCCCGACCTCACCCTTGACCTCGTCAAAGATCTTTTGAGATGCACTGCCCTGGTCGATTAGGATCTCGTCAGCCAGGTCAGGCGCTATCGACCTCACCATCTTGGACATCAGCGCATTTCTCTCGATGCTGCCACCGGCGTCCATTGGCAATAACTGTTGAGCGATGATCTCCAGTTTTTTCATCACATAGTCATCGTTCAGGTCCCTGGCATCAAACTTCAGTATGAAGTCAGGCATCATATCCAGATCCATCTGCGGTAGCTGGAAACCCAGGATTCTGGTAAGATCATCTCCCTCTAGGTACTGAAGTGTTAGCACCAGCATCTGTTGGTAGATCTCTGTCCAGGATGACAACCAACTGTTGATTGTCGCCTGTTGTTTCATAGTGGTGTTGCCTGGCGGGATGTTGGGGTGAGCCAGTCCATAGTACTCCGCCACATCCTGGAGGATTAGCTCGATCACCGACATCGAGGTGGCCGGCACCCCTGCGGTCAACTGTAGAGGCATATAGTCGCCAGGCTTGTGAACCGGCACCATCACAGCCGGCCCCAGGTGGTTTGCCATACCCAGGCGCCGGTTGTACTGCACAGGAGGTATTGTCTCCAACGCTGTGCGGTCGATGATGCTGTCCCTCTGCGCTTTCAACTCAGCCTGGTGACAGGCGCTTATCTCCGCCACTCCCCGGCTCTCGCTTATAGCTCGCCTGGCTGGGCGCTCACGGCGAAACTCCACAAATGGGTACATACAGTGCGCGTAATCCAACAACTCGTGCTTTGCATACAGATCATCCTCTCCATCGCCTGTCGCATAGGCGTTGAATATAGTGCAGTACACGCCAGGGATGTCATCCTCGTTCAACTGCTTTGTATAGGCGTATATGACCTCCACCAGGTTCTCGGTTGAGTCCGCCTCGTTGGTGATAAGGTTGTTCACCGAGATGTCCCTGGTGAGGGATTCACTCGTTTTGCCGGCGGTGTTTATAGCCGCCTCAACAAACTCCTCAGACCACCCATCGTCACCAACCTTGGCTCTCAACTCCAACTCGGTCATATAGACCCTCCTGAAGATCACCCTGGCCTTTTGCAGATCCAGCGTCTCCGGTGGAAAGCTCACATCCTCGTAAGGCTTGAGGGCCACAACCGTTGGCTGGTTCTTGTGCGTATAGGGCGTGGGAAACTGGGTCTCCCCGGTGTTTCTCAACTCCCTTATCATTTTCCTGGCTCGAGTCTTCTTCACTCCCAGGATCTCCTTAAACAACTCCGCCGCCTGGTCCTCCGCCTCCGGGTTCTGGATCAACTCAGGCAACTCCGCCGCCAGCGAGTTGGGGTCCGCCTCCTGGGCCATCATCAGCAACTGCTCCAGCTTGATGTCTTGCAGCTTGAGGGCACTAGACTGCTCCCATCCCACAAACATCACGCTAAACCCGTAGGTCAGCGCATACTCGCCAAACAATTCAGCCTCCCGCTGTAGTTCGTTGTATAGCCTAGATCCAACAAGCCACCTGAACAGTTGATTGAGTGCCGTGCTCGCCTCCAGGTCGCCGGTCTCCACCGGGTTGATCTTCACCTGACTGCGATTAAACGCCACCATCAGGATGTCCAGGAGGTTGCGTATGGTTGTGTCAATCAACCTTTGCCTGGTATCGGCTGCACCCTCCCAGGGAAACGCACTGCCACCCTCCGACAAATACTCCGAGTGCTTTTTAAAGTCATCACTCTGCGAACTCCATTTCGCCAATCGGTGCTTGTCGCTATAGCTCAACCTTTCACTGGTGAACCCCTCGTGAATGGACCTCCTATACTCCGACTGGAGTTCTTTTACATCAGGGGTCTCACTTGCTTTTACTAATTTGTCACTTTGTTCCATAAACTGATCCTCTCTCTAGCTCTGTTATTATATCGTTTTTAAACACCTTGGCTTTGCCCCCCAGGGTTATGTAACTCCTGATCGCTCCAGCCTCCATCAACTTTTTCAGGTAGCCGGGTGACCACCCACTATACCTCACAGCCTCCTTTTGGCTGATCAGCGCACCATCCTTCCTTTTTAGCTCATCAATCATAAATATCCGCCACCACCAGTGGCCCTATATGTGTTCTCATCGACATATATAGGGTCATAGGTCATCAAGTACCGGAGGCAATCAATAAAGTCCTTATATCTATTCTTTTCCCCTCCAGCGGCACTAAACTCCTTCAGGCAGTCTATCAGGTTTTCGCAGTCACTGCTCACATACAACCGTGGTTCGTTTAACACGCTCAACTTTTCATCCGGGTTGTAGTTAAGCCACTCGTTGATAACGCTGGCGCCCTGCTCGATGGGCAAGCCTGGCCCCTTGGTGAAGCTCATAGGCTCATCCCCATCATCCAGAAGGTCTATAAGGGTCTCGCCTCCCTCCGCAGTCATTGCCTGACTGCCACCAGCCCTGGGATCAATCAGCCTCTCATAAATCTCCTCATCACCCTCAAGCTCCCGGATCAACTCCTTGTACTCGTTCAGCCCTCGGCCCTCTGGCTTTTGAGCCGGCCCCATATCACCCTCTGGCTTGTCACCTGGTATAGCCCACTCACCATAATGCTCCTGGTCAGGCCACTCCCTATACACGTACGCCTTGCCATCCTCGTCTATTCGCAACCACAGCATACTCCAGTTCCGGGAGCCGGCTGGATCCACGCACATATAGTTGGTGCCCCTGGTTGGGATCTTGCCAGGGTCAATGATGTGGACCTTGCTAAATTTAGGGAAGAAGGTGCCGGCACTCTTATCCGTATAGCCATACGCCCGGATCTTGACCTGGGACGAACTCTCCCCCGCCAGCGTCCGCTCCATCTGGTCATAGGGGTTGTACGGGTTCATCGAGGTGAAGAAAAACACCACCCCCTTATTATCGTCCATACAGTTCATCGTGTAGGGCATCGTGCCCTTGGGACAACCGGGAACATTCACCCTGCCAGGTAATAGCGGACTCTCCTTGGTCTGCCTCGGCTCGGCGCCGTTCACAAAGGATCCATACACCGGAGTGAACCCGGTTATAGGGGTTGCACTGATGATCATCTTGCCCTTCCTGGTCACCAACCTATACGCCGCAGTCTCATACCAGGAAAACGGCACCAACTCGTCAAACCACACAAGATCCCCCTCAAACCCCTCCAGGACATCCCCAGGTTGCTGGTAGGCCATACACCAGCACTGGCTCTCGTTGGGAAGAACAAAGGTCGCATCAGAGAAGCCATTCTTTTGGGAGTACTTAACATTCTGCACCTTGCCCCTCTTCATCGACTTATACTCCTTTGGCAGCATCTCATACAGCGCCGGCTGTTGATCCCTCACACTGCTTTGGTGAGTCATTGAAAAACACGCAACCCTGGCGCCTGGTTTCTCCACCATCATCTTAATTGCGTACCAGGATGAAAAGGCAGTCTTGCCGCTCCGATTGCCTCCGCTAATCAGGATCTGGTCCTTCTCATCAAGCAGCTTTTTGGCATCATCCCAGTGAGGCAATACCTGGCGATAATTGAAGGGATCATCCTTCTCCAGCTTGATCAACTCCTCACGCTCCAGGAGCATCTTGGCAACCTGGTCCTCACCGTGCTTGTCAGCCCACTCAACGATCTCAACCTCGCTGGGCTTGTAGAGGGTAGGGTGGTCAGTTAGCTCTATAGTCGCACCCATTGTCATAATCGTCGCCCTTATACAAAATAGCCCCATTCATATCGATGAAGGCATTCATCTCAAAAGCCTCTCCTCCATCAATATTAGCCCGGGTCTGGGTCCTCTCAAGCCTCACAGGCTGCACCACATTGCCAGCGTTGTCGGTCACAGCCATCTCCAACAAAATATCCTCCTGCGCCAAGTAGTAGAGGAGCACAAACGGTACACCAAATAACCGGCTCCCCCTCTTGCCATTCTCCAGCTTGTTTCGCCTGATCATTACCTCCTTGTCCCAGGTATTCTCAAACGTGCACCAGTCCGCATCCCGACACTTCATCTCCACCACAGCCCGGATCTCCCCAGCCTCGGTCAGAACACCATCCAAATAACCTTGGACCTTTCTCCCGTTGTCAGGCGACAGGATAAAATACAAATCATTGTTGGCCGGCGAATTTTGCCAGACAGTAATAGCCCTCTTCTCCGCTATCGGTAAATACTCCGCCCTCAACAAGTCTTCCACTCCTCTCCCTCTCCCTCTTCGCCTTCGCCCTCTTCCTCACCAAAAAACTCTCCGCCCAGGTGAAAAACCAACTCTCGCCCTAACACCTTCACCAACACCCCCCAAATCAACTCTTGGGGCAGATCGTACTCCTCGTACGCTCTCGATATTGCCACCATCAAAGCATCCTCAAACTGAGAGATCTGTACCTCTAGGCTAACGCCCTGGTCACCCTCTCCCGATATCTCGCCGTTGGCTCCCATCTGTCTCTCCACTCAACCTCTATCTGGTTACCCACACTAAAATTGCGGTTGTCCCGCACCCACACCTTCTCCCTGGACCCCCCCATATCCACAACCAAGAGCCTCTTGTTAATCGGCCTCTGCAATATCCTCACCATCCTCGGCGCCTGGTTGGCCTCCTCCTCAAAACCTTTCAATATTGCCAACCCCTCCTGGCTAACCTGATACGCCTCATTCCTCCCAACCTTGGACAACCTCAAGTGCCCCTCTATACCAGGGACTGCCAAAACCTCCTCACGAGTCAGCCCCGTCTCAGCCTCAACCCGCTTCATCCAATACCACATCATAATTTCCTCAAAATAGCCCTCAACAAGCCAATCCCCCATAAGCCCACAAGGGCATTAGAACTTTCTAGAAAACCTAGGTTTTCTGTAGAGCTACAAAGTGCTTTGGGGGGAGTGGGGGAGTGGGGGTACATCATAATTTCCTCAAAATAGCCGAGGGATCCAAACTCAACCCCGCCATATCCACATACTCCTGGGCGCCTCTTTCCCCAAAAAAAACCTCAATCCGCTCCAACTCCTCCTCTCTTACTACCAGGCAACCATCCAACTTAGCCATCCTCCTCCTGCCCCTCTTTAACTTGAGATAATCCTCACCAGCCTTCGCCAACACCGCAATAGCCAGCCTCCTAACCCCCTCATCAGCCAATAACATCGATGCTTCACTCATCACTAAAAGGGAAGGGGATACCCCTCCGAGGACAAACCAAGAAATTCCTCGAAGGGGCGCCACTCAGGCAGTCCAGGGCAATCACTCCCGGAATTAGATAAAACCGCCAGGGATGGGTCAATATAGGCGAAAGAAGGGGTCTTTTTGGCAAAAAAAGGTATAGGCCCCAACCCATCACAATTCATTTCGCTGCCAAAAAGCAACCCCCCCCGCCCCCCATTTGGGGTGGTGCCTAAATCTTTACAAGGTAGTGGGTTAGGCGTGTTCATTGGTTGCTTATTCGCACAATAACAGTTATATTTACTTCAGCCACTATTCGCCTTTATCTCCCTCTACCTCAATGACTTGAGTGCTGTCCCCTTCGCCTGGTTTTGCCTCCTTTAGGGACCGGATCTGGTCCGCCAGGCTGGTGTGCGTAAGTCCTTTATGGTGAACGATATGCGTGACGTTGTCCCCATCCAGTCCAGCCTTCTTATCGACCAAGATCCCAAGGGTGACGGCTTTCTGGCCACTAGGTATTTGGTCTGGATCATCAGCAAGACTGTTCCCGATTGCTTCAATAGCTTGCCCCAGCTTGGTAGACACTCGCTGTTTCCACTGGCCTAGCTCATCGGCGTGAGAGTGCTTGATGCGCTGTACGGTGCCGTGAGAGGTCTTGGTACGAGCGGCGACTGCGTGGATGCCTTCGCCCTTCTTCAGCCCGTCCAGCACAGCCTTGTGGCGACTGGGGTCATACTCCTGGAGCGGAGCGAACTGGCCGCTATTGGTAGGCGTCCTTCTCTTCACCTTCTCCGTTATCTTGCCTTTTGCTGCCAAAGAGGGGATTATGACGCTAAGTAAGGCACCTATGGCAACAGATAACTATTAGCAGGGTTATTAGCAGGGTTATTAGCAGTCGCGCTTGTTTCCATATGTATCTATGTGTCTATGTATCTATGTATACCCTAGCACCCATACTCCTCCTTGATCTCCTTGAGTGATTTATCCAGGCTAGTGAGGGTGGCATCGTACTGGCTGGGATCATTCAGGGATGGGTACAGCTTGCACTGTCTAGCCAGGGTGGAGGGGAAGAGTGGTTGGTGGCCAATCATCAGCTTGCAGTAGAGGCAGAGTTCGCAGTCGAGTAGATCCTCACCGGTTAGGTGGTCGGCGCCGCAGCACTCGCAGCATTGGTGTTGGATATCAGAGGGGTAGATGCTCACCCTTGGATTGGCCACCTGGAGGCTCACCTGGTGGTTCTCCATCTGGTTGCTTCTGATGATTAAGCTCAGTCCGCTCATCTCAACTGTTTAAGCACGGATTGGAGTTCCAGGTAGAGGTTGGTTATCTCCCTGGCTTGTTTGTCCTTGTGGGCAGCGTCGGCTACTGGGCGGAGACCTATCACGGCGCACTTAATCTCGGACCTGGTAAGTTTATCCCTACGCATCCACCTGGCCAGTAGATCCTCCGCATATGTCTGCCAGTCTCTCCTATATCCCGCATCCCAGTGGTCCCTAAGCTGCCTCTTTGGCCCGAGGTTTAGTTCTAAGCGACTTTTCACCTCTTCCCGGTGTCACCACGCCCCTCGAACCCCAAAAGAGGCTTAGAACGAATATTTACCTCTCTGACCATTCGCCTCTGTGGAGCATCATCCCAATGAGTCCGTAGTTAGCTAGGTCTTGGTATGAGTCCTCGATTGACTCGTTCTGTGCTTCGTTGCCGGTCTCCAGTAGGTGCTTCAGTCGGCAAATTTTGTCCTGGCATCGCACAACGATGCCGATCTCTCCCGAGAAGAGGATGTTGTTTTCGCCGTAGTCTTGCTGCTTGCGGTCCAGCAGCTTCACCCCTTCGAGTGCTAGTTTCAGTGCTCGCTTGCCCTGGCCTGTTTGTAGGTTTAGGCCCCTCTCGATGTCTTGTAGTTCTAGGTCCATAGGTTAAATCTTTGGGTTCTTGGCGTGTTCCACCAGGCGGATAATGACGCTTGTCTTGGAGCATCCCCAACTCTTGGCCATCCTGGACAGTTTATCCCTGGTGAAGCCTGGTAGCCGGTAGGTTGCTGGGGTCCTGGCCTCCTGGAGGGTGTCCAGGGCTATCTTCTCATTCTCTGGTTGCATAATCCTTGGTCACCGCCTCGATGCACTGGTTGCCGTTACGGATCAGCCTGGAGGCAATGCGCTGGTCCCACTCAGCTATCGTCTCCAGCTTCTGGTTGGCGGTGATGACTGTCCACTTGTCGAGCCTGGCGTTGAGTAGCTCATACAGCTTGTCGATGGAGAAGGAGGTGCTGGTGTGGCCGGCGCCTATGTCATCGAGCACCAGAAAAGGTGCCCTGCAAGCGTCCTCGAACACCCCATAATGTCGATCTCTCAACTCGTTGATGAATCTGCCCCAGTCCCAGTAGTACCCGTCCATTGGTATCATCGCGCCGCAGGGGTGTTTCTTCCACCCAGCCTTAGACTTCCAGCAACGCCAGGCGCCTTTGGCAAGGTGAGTCTTGCCGGTGCCAGAGGATCCCAGGAGGGTCAGCCAGTATGAGGGTCCCTTGAAGTCATAGGTGAGGTCCCTGATAAAAGTGGCTGTTCCTCTCAGCATCTTGGCCAACTCGGCGTCCTGGCAGCTATTGAAGTGCAGCCAGGTCTGCCACTGCTTGAGCCTCTCGGGAGTTAGCTTCTTTCGAGCGAACCTCTTGTATGTCGCTGGCTCCTCCACTGTTATGCGTTCCTTGATTGCAGCTAGGGCCTTTTTTACTGTTGGACCAGGTGTTTGGGTCATCGTTGTATCTTCGTTGGTTGTACCAGGTGCTAGGGTGAGGGGTGTAGGAAGGATCCTCTCCTCGCCTGGCTAGTTCGTATGCGGCTGTGCGCCGCAATAAGTCTTCAAATGAAATTTCTTTGAGGCAGACCATTATTGCCTCCACCGCCTTTGGCTTGGCCACCTTGCGCGGATAAACTTCGTAGATGGCTTCAGCTTGTTTTTTGACCGATAGATTCTCTTTCTTAGTAGTACTCTTTCTTACTACCCCTTCTTTCTTACTATACAGACGGGTTTCCCGGTCGCCGGGTTTCCCGGTCGCCGGGTTTCCCGGTAACCGTAAAACCCGTTCACCGGCGGGACCCCTGTTTTTATTGGCTGGATTGAGGTCTGGGGTCTCAAATAGGGTCCATTCACCACCTCTTCCGGGCACGATTTGGTAGACTGCCAAGCCAAATTTCTCCAACTCGCGGAGACCTGACTGAACCGCCTCTCTGCCATCAGGTCCGCGCCGTAGGTCCGCCAGGCGAATGGACCAGTCGGTTGGCTTGGACATCAGGTAGGCATAAATACCCTTAGCCTTGTAGCTAAGATCCACCGAGTCCAGTGGCTCCCTGGCCATCACGGCGAAATTCTCAGTACGTTTGACCTTCAGGATCATAGGTTGGCGGCTTTGCCCACCTTGGCCTTGATCAGGGCAACCAGGGCTTTGATGTCTTTCCTTAGCTCGGGGTCCACATCGAGAAAGCCGGCGATGCGCTCGGCGCCGTAGATGATGGTGCCGTGATTCTTTCCCAACAACTTGCCAACAAGTGTGGATGTCAGCCCAAACTCACGGTGGAGTGTGTAGTAGATACACTGTCTGCAAAAGGCCACCTCCTCATACTTACGGACAGACCATAGCTCTGCCTGAGTGATGCCATAGAGTTCCTCCACCGATTCAGCACAAGCGGCCCCCACTGCCTTCCAGTGAAGAGATCGCCTTAGCCTAATAGCCTGGGTCTTGGTTGGTCTCTTTGTTGATTGCATATTTGAGTATAAGCAATGCGTCTGCATTGTCCTGGGTCACCTTCTCATCAGGCCACAGGCGCTTGGCCTCCTCCTTTAAGTGCCTCTTCCACTCGGGCTTGGTGCGCTTGCCCCTGGTGCCCAAATCAAGCGCCTTCATCCACACTCTGGGCACCACCTTGACCACCTTGCAGCCGGTGCTTTGGAGGGCGCCAAGGATGAGTCCGTAGTTCATCCCAAACTTGAACATTCGGCTACCAGGGTGGCCGTGCCCTATGAAGCCACTGACCTGTTCAACATAGGCTACATCTGGCTTGATTAGGTCGGTGAACAATTGCACCAACTCCGACTCCGCTTGAGGGAAGGGGGCACAGTAAACCTGGGTCTCGCCTTTGAACCGGTAACGCACTGCGGCTGCACCTTTGGCGCCTGGATCAACCCCTACGATCTTCATAAATTATCCAATCTTGCACTTAGTTCAGTCCACGCTTTTGCTGCTGTAGCCGGGACAACGCCGTTTCCGAGGAGTCGAAGTCTGTCCACTCGGTAGGCAGTTGCGTCCACCCGACTGGCACTCCCATCAGTTGCTCCGTCCAATTCGGGGACAATCGTCCGGGGTTCTTCCCAGTCGAATTGCGGTTGTCCTGGTCTTGCTGGGAATAAACTTTTAACGGAATCAGACCGTTCGTTCCCCGACTTGTGCCGTTCTCTCTCTTTCGATCCAACGAAGTCCCCGGAGTGTCCTTCCAATCCCGCGCACTTGCCGTTGGCCACATCTGCGCCCCCATTACCGCACTTGCCAGTGTCGCTTGATGCGTTTTTCCGTTGTCGCGCTTGACGATCTCCCCTCTCTTGTTCGTTCGCTGGCTCAAATGAAACTTCTTTTGTTTCGCCACTTCCTCCACCGTTGACCGTCCTTGACCGTCGATATGTGCTTGGGATGTTCCCGGTGTTGGCCAACCTCCCGAGGATGAACACTCGCTTTCTCTGGTGTGACGCGCCGCATTCCGCCGCACTAAATATTCCCCACGTTGTTCTATAACCATCTGCTTCCAGATCGCTGATGACTGTGGAGAGTCCCAACGAGATGTGTCCTTCGACGTTTTCAAAGAAGACTCGACTTGGTCGAATAGCTCGAACTGCTCCGCGCAGAAACGGCCAGAGGTGTCTTGGGTCATCGGTTCCGAGTCGCTTACCGGCGGCACTGAACGGTTGGCACGGGTACCCGCCAGAGATGATGTCCACGAGGCCGCGAAATGGTTCTGCTGGGAACGTCTTAACGTCCGTCCAGACAGGTGCTTGATCCAGTTCTCCCGCTTCCATCTTTGCGACCAGGTTCGCGATTGCGAAGGCTTCGATCTCCACATAAGCGATTGTTCTGCAACTTGGGAGAACTCGTCGGAGTCCGAGATCAATGCCTCCGTACCCGGCGCAAAAGCTGAGATGATTGGTTTGGGGACTATCCACATAATTCACCATCCAATTTTCTCCCAAACCTGTTTGACCAGGCGGACATCGTTTCGGAGGTAGTCAAACGCCTTCTCCTGGTCGGTCTTGTACAGATTGTAGAAGTCCTTGCCGTTGCCGTTCTTGGCACCCACACCCAGAAACTTGGCCATCTTGTCCAGGCTCATAAATGAGGTCTTGAAGTCGCCACAAGCCCAGATCTCCATCAGGTCCACCACCAGCCGGTCATACCTCAACCCATTGGCCAACAGCCCAGCCGGCAAACAAACACCGTGCTTCATAGATCTGCGGATTAGGAACGGGAAATCAAAGGAGCGGATGTTGTGGCCAATCCAGTGGGCACCAACCGAACTACACTTGCGGTAGTAGGTCCACCAAGACTCAAGCAGTGCAGCCTCTCCCTCAGAATCATCGACGATCTGTACACCGGACTGACCCTCCAGGGTGTAGCCAATTGCCAGCACCCTGCCAGTCCTGGCATCAAGTGCCGCCTTTTCAATCCAGGCCAGGCGCTTGGACTCAATGACCTTGGCTATCTTCTCCTCGTCCTTGTAGTTGGAGGGTGCCTCAAATTCAGGCATCATCTCTTTCAACTCGGGGAGGGGAAGAGGGCCAGTCTCTATGTCAAAGCAGACCTTGCAAGGGGACCCCACAACAGGGTCCCCAGGCAAGTCTCCACGAGAATGGGTCTCGAGGTCAGCGATCATTTTTGCGAACGAAGTCCGGACTTGGTTCTATGGTCAGAGGGTCAGCCATTTTGACCGGTTTCTCTCCCACGTTGTCATATTGGCCGCACTCACTGTGATCCACCTGGATCCAGAATTTGCGTCCAACCATATCCTCGGGGGTGAACCCACTCTCACTCAACCCATCAAACGACTTGGCAAACTTGTAGAGGTTGCTCGCCTCGTTGAATGATTTTGCCGGGATACGGACGAACTTAGAAATGTGGTACGGTCTCCCGTCCTCCATTTTCTCGGTTGTCTCGAAAACGAACACCTCTTTGGACTGGGGTTCCCCCGTGGTCTTGTTGGTGCCCTCGAACTGCCAGCGATCCACGATCACCGATTGAAATACGCCTTCAGGGTGTAACTCCCTAGCCGGCCCGTCATCTATTGAATATGTCTCCATATATTTTATTTCTCCTTGCCATTGGGGCCTCACTGGAGGCACCGTTGGCGCTGCGTATTACTGTCCTTGCCTCCGAGGTTACGCCTG